CCTTGTTTGTTTTGTTTCCACTCAGCTATCGTTTCCTCATCAATCCAAAAGGTCAGAGAACCACGGTTGATTAAGGCTTTGTTGTACTGCTTCCAGTTAGTTGTTTTGTAACGAGGTTTAGACATGAGACTACGACGATTGATGGGTGTAGCCGATCAGATCGTAGCTTCTAGATTTAGTTCCATCGATTTAAGCAACAAAGCCAAGGCGAAATTAAAGACGGCACTCCGGCCATTGAAGGCAACGTGTCATTACCTCAACAAGAAAAAGGTGTATTCAATGGATAACCAACACAAAAAAATCAAAGGCTATCGTGATTTAACGCAAGCCGAAATTGATGACATGAACGCCATTAAAGCAATGGGTGAAAGCTTGAAAGAAATGGTTGAAAAGGCAAAGAGCAAGGTGATGCAGTTGATCAGCGTTGGGTGTCCATTGCTGAAGACCACTTACAACAGGGCATTATGGCTATGGTTCGTAGCGTAGCGCAACCGGATTCATTTTAGGAGCAAGTCATGACTGTATTTTTAATCCCAACTAAAGAAGATATCCCTGTACGTAAGTCGGATGGTGAATTTCTTGATGCACAAGGGGAATTTGTCGAGCGTAGCTCTTTTTGGGTTCGTCGATTAAATGATGGCGATGTAAAAGAACTCGACGGAACAGCTTTAAAAAAATATCAAGACGAACTTAAAAAAGCAGCAGAGGCGAAAGCAAAAGCGGACGCTCAATTAGAAGAGCAAGAAGAGCAAGAAGCGCAAACGTCTGAGTCTGAAGGAGACGCATAATGTCACTCGGTACTATCCCTAACGATATTCTATTACCTTTGGTCTATATCGATATCGATAACAGCCAAGCCAACAGTGGTACACCTGCACTAAGTCAAAAGGTGTTGGTGATAGGCCAGCAGCTAAGCACAGGTCAAGCTACGCCGTTAACGCTTTCGCGTATCACAACAAGCGAAAGCAAAATGGATGAACTCTATGGCAAAGGTGCAATGCTCTCTTCTGAGCTGAAAACTTTCCGTAAAAACAACCAATACACTGACGTATACGCTTTAGGTGTTTCCGATTTTGAAGGTACAGCGGCGAAGTGTGAAATTGTTGTAGCAGCAAGCGTCGCTAAGAGTGGCATTCTGTACTTGTTGATCGCAGGTAAAAGCGTTCAAGTTCTCGTTCGTGAAGGTGATGATGCCCAAGCGATAGCTGCGGCAATCGTTGCAAACATTCAAAATGTAAAAAGCAACCAGCATTTACCTATCACTGCCGCGCTTAAATCTGGCGCAACTGATACGGTGGAGCTGACCTGTAAATGGAAAGGTATTACAGGCAACGACATCGATATTCGAGTGAACTATTACGATGGTGAAGTGCTACCAGGTGGTGTGACTCTCACAATTAAAACCATGACAGGTGGTCAAGGTTCGCCTGATATGAACGCTATCGTGGCTGCTATCCCTGACGAATGGTTTAACCATATGGTAACGCCATACAACGACACACAATCAATGAACGCACTGCGCGATGAACTGATGAATCGATGGGGGCCTCTCAAAATGATTGAAGGTATTGCGTATACAGCGCATCGCGGTACGTTTGCTGAAACAGGTGCTTATGGTCAAAGTCGTAATGACTTCCTCTTTACCTGCATGGGAACAAACCGCTCGCCTCATGCTCCATGGGAATTTGGTGCAGCTTATTGTGCTCAAGCATCGTACTCATTAGGCATTGACCCCGCGCGTCCTCTTCAAACATTAGTATTAAGAGGTTTATTGCCACCGGCTAAAAATGACCAATGGGATAACACCGAGCGTAATCTGTTACTTCGTGATGGTATTGCTACCTACATGGTAACTCCAGGCAACGAGATTGCGATCGAGCGTGAAGTGTCTATGTATCGCCTCAATAGCTATGGCGACCCAGACCCTAGTTATCTTGATATCACAACCCCTGCGACGTTGGGCTATATGCGTTACTCACTGAAAACGATGGTGACGAATCGCTTCCCTCGCCACAAGCTCGCTGGTGATGATGTATTAGATCTACTTGACCCTGCTCAGCCTGTGGTTACGCCAAAAATCATGCGTAATACCATCATTGAGCTAGCGACAACAGATTGGGTGCCTAAAGGGTTACTTGAAGACTTAGCTGGCTTTAAAGACACGCTAAATGTGTATCGAGACACAAGCGATAAAAACCGCCTCAACTGTGTGTTTAATCCAAACATCGTTAATCAGTTCCGCGTCTTTGCGGCACTACAACAATTCAAACTGTAATCGGAAGGTTTTGAAATGGGTAAAATTCTTGGTGAAGTTGTCATTCGCAGTAATGGCAAGCAATTGAAGACAAAAAAAGGCTCAACCTTAAATCCTGGTGGTTACACGCTGACCCTCATGTTGGGCCTGGTCGAGTTTGGGGTGACTCTGAAGAGTTTACTCCACCAACAATCTCAGTTGTGATTGCGGCTGATGAAGATGTCGATGTTATTGAGATTAACAGCATTCGAAATGCCACGATGACATGGGAAGGTAATAACGGTGTTGATTACATGATGACAGGCGCTGGCCCACAAGAGCCATTCCAACTATCTGACTCAGGCGATATTACGGGTACTTTTCGCGGGCATAAGGTGGAGAAAGTTTAATGGCCGTTTTAACTTTTGAGTTAGAAGATGGCTACAAAGTGGGTGAATCAACCCACTTTGAAGTTGGTCTTCGAGAGCTGACTCCCACGGATATTTTCGAAGCCCAATTAGCTTCTGAGAAAATAAGCATTATTGATAATCGTCCATATGCCTATACCAGCGATGTGCAAATGGGTATGGAGCTGCTTTGTCGTCAGGTGGAATACATTGGTGTAATTCAAGGCCCTTTCCGTTTCAAGGAATTACTTAAATTAACCTCCTCTGATTTTGCTCTTGTTCAGCGCAAAGCGGCTGAACTTGATAAGGCAATGATGCCAGCTGAAATGATGGAGGAAATTGAAGAACGGGGGCGAGATGAAATCGCTAACCCAGCCGCTGAAAGTCTTGCTGTTTAATCTTGGTGCAAGATATCCGGTTAGCGATTTAAAACAAATGCCCGTACGCCACGTGTTCGATTTTCTAGCGTCATTGACTGAGGATGCCAAAAATGAGTAAGCAACTCATTACCGATATCGTATTAAACCTATCGGGTAACTTAGCTTCGAAAGCTCGCCAATATTCCAATCAGGTTTCAGCGCTTGGCTCTCAAAGTCAAAAGACATTTGACATGATGTCAAAATCAGCAAAAGCAGCCAGTCAAGTATCGATACGTCGGCAATCGCACCATTATTGGCGCAGGTGCGGTTGCCGTTGCGTTTGAGCGTACTTTTATCAAAACGGCAGCAGAGTTTGAGCGATACCAGATCATGTTAAACCAACTTCAAGGCTCAGAAGAAGGTGGCGCAAAGGCGATGGCATGGATTGAACAGTTCACACAAGACACGCCTTATGCGGTTAATGAAGTGACGCAATCTTTTGTAAAGCTTAAAGCATTTGGTCTGGATCCTATGGATGGCACGATGCAAGCCATTGCAGACCAAGCCGCGATGATGGGCGGTACAGCAGAAACCATTGAAGGTATATCACTGGCTCTTGGACAAGCTTGGACTAAGGGGAAACTCCAAGGTGAGGAAGCACTACAACTGCTAGAGCGTGGCGTTCCTGTTTGGGATTATTTAGTTAAAGCCAGTAAAGAGCTAGGTCACAACAATGGACTTGGTTTTACGGCCGCTCAACTACAGGACATGGCTTCAAAAGGAGAGCTTGGCCGTGACACTATTCGTCGTTTAATTGATGAAATGGGGAAAGCTTCGGAAGGTTCCGCTAAAGAGCAGATGAAAACATGGAACGGCATGGTCTCCAACATGGGAGACCATTGGGCCATATTTAAAAAAGATGTCATGAGTGAAGGTCTATTTGACGGTCTAAAAGATGAGCTCGGTGATTTTCTGTCTATGCTGGACGAGATGAAAAAAAATGGTGAATACGACGACTTTGTTAAAAGTGTTGGTAAGGATCTTGTCGATGGCTTTAAAGCGGCGGCTGATGCGGCAAGAGAAATAAAAGAAGCAGGTCAAGATATTATGCCTGTTATTCGACAAATTACGAACATGACAGCTGAGCTTATAGAGGCTGTGGGTGGTTTTGGTAATTTGGCGAAAATACTTGCTTCTGTATACGCCTTAAATAAAGCGATTCGAATTAGTGCTCCGGTATTAAAAGGTGGCGCTGCGGTTGGTGGTTGGGCCGTCGATAAACTTCGAGGCGGCAAAGCTGGCGCAGCGAGTAAGGCTGCCAGTGCGCTTGGTGCTGCCCCTGTCTATGTAGTTAATATGCCAAATGGTGGTTTTGGCGGGCCCGATGTTGACGGAAAGAATCCTTCAAAAACTAAAGGTAAAGCCAGTTGGTGGTCGCGTTCACTATTAGCGGCAAATAGCGCTTTTGATTTAGCTGCGCCTTACGCTAAAGGAGCGGCGCGGACGGGTGGCCCTGCGGCGGCGCTTTTAATGTTAGGTTCTGCCAAAGAATACGATCCTAATAATCCCATGTTTTTACCGAATAACTTTGTGCCTCCTACTAAGCAGAAAAAAGTTACGCCGGAAATTGAAGCGGCAATGAAGCGCTATAACTCTGCGTTTGCAAACTCAAATTCTGTTTGGAGCATGGCAGGTCAATCCCCTGCTGGGAATGTGAAGTTAAAAATAGAAGTGTCAGACGATCGTATTAAGGTCACGCCAGAGAAATCTATTCCAGGCATTCAAATTGATCCCGATACGGGCATAAATTAAAGAGGCTGTAAATGTCATTTGAAGAGCGTTTAATGGCCTCAGTTCGTGGGGTTGAATTTTATCTCGATGAGGCCGATGGCGAATCTGGCCGCCGCGCTATCCCCCATGCGTATCCAAAAAAAGAATTGGGTTACACCGAAGATAACGGCAAGGTTTTAACGCAAGAGCGCATTAATGGCCGATGTGTAGGTGAAGATTACTTCACTGAACTTAAAGCATTTTAGAAGCATTGAATAAACCAGGGCCGTGTGAATTTGTGCATCCTTGGTTTGGCATTCGTAAAGTACAAATCGGCAAGGTTAGCCATAAGCTGGTTAATAAAGTCGATGGTTTGGCAACCTTTAGTTTTGAAGTGTTTGAGGTTGGCGAAAACTATTCCCAACTGCTAAGCGTGATACGGCGAACCAAGTTCAAACTGAATCCGCGAAAGCGCAAGATGCTGCCAATGGTGCATTTGAAGATAAGTTCGATGAAACCGCAACGGAAGGCGTTGGCGACATGGTCGATCAATTTTTCGATGATATGGATGAGTTCACCCGTGGCTTACCCTCTCTACCTGCTGACCTTCGTGAATGGACTGACCGCCTAATGCGTGCAAAAGATTCGCTCGGCAATCTATTGGCTTATCCTGGTGAGCTGGCTCGTGAAACTATGGGCTTACTGGAAAATGTCAAAAGTGTTGTGATGGATCCAATGCGAGCGCTTGATGTTTACCAGAACGTCGAGAACCGCTGGAATGGTATGCGAGCAGAATTAGCGGTTACGGGTGGATTAAGTCGTAACATTGAAAGCAAAGATGGTAAAGCCAGTTCGGTATCGAGCGTTGCAAACCCAACTAAGCAGCAAGCGGTGTTAAATAATGCGCAAGCCTTTAAGCACCTTATCTTAAATTCAGCGATCGTATCGAAAGCGGCAGCAATGGGTAATGCTGATATTAGTGTCCCTCTTGTAGACCAAGAAGAACAAATTAAAAGCTTGTCTGGAGCTGAACGTCAGGTGGCATTAACAGGCCAGCAATTAACCTCAATTGGTCATGATATTGCGAACAAGCTTGCAGAGTTATCGGCTGATGCCGTTGAGCGTGGTGATTCGTCAGTCTGGCGACAGTTTCGTGCACTTCGTCAAGCAGTGCTAGCAGATACACGCGCACGTGCAGAGCAATTACCTCAGTTGAAGCTTTATCGCGGCACGACAACAGCGCCAGTCTCTTTGATAGCTTGGCAAGAAACAGGAAATACCGAAACACGCCAAAGTATCGTTCGTCGTAATGGTTTATCTAATCCGGCGTTTATCTTACCGTCTCAAACGATAGAGGTGATTCATGAATGATGATGTCGTATTGAAAGCAGGCGGTCAGGTTTATGGGGGCTGGACAAAGGTCAATGTGACACGCTCACTAGAAGCAATGTCTGGCTCGTTTGATTTAGAACTGACGTGGAAGTGGAAAGGCTCTGACGCGCAATACAAAGCGTTTATGAAGCCAATCAAAGAGGGTCAACCTTGCGTTGTGGAGATTGGCGGAGAGCGAGTGATTACGGGCTATGTGGATGACTGGGTTCCAAGTTATGACGCCAACAAGGTGATTATTTCAGTTAATGGCCGTGATAAAACCTCTGACCTTATTGATTGTTCAATTGACCAGCCGTCAGGCCAGCTCAACAACTTAGACTTAGCCCAGATTGCTAAAATTGTGTGCAAGCCTTTTAGTATTGACGTCATCATTCAAACGGACGTCGGTGAAGCCTTTCCTCGCGTTCAAATAGAGCAAGGTGAAACCCCTCACGAGTTATTAACACGCCTTGCTCGTCAGCGTGGAGTGCTGCTAACCAGTGATGCTTACGGCAATTTGGTTATTACCCGTAGAAGCACTGTTCGAGCAGGCGTGGCTCTAATCTTGGGTGAGAATGTGCTCGCGGCACGTGGTCGCTTTAGTTACCGTCAGCGTTTTAGCCATTATAAGATTAAAGCGGTTGGCGCATCATTTGGTGATTGGGATGTTGCCGCGCCGATAGCTGTTGGCGGTATCGAGGCGAGCATCAAAGATAATGAAATCCATCGTTATCGACCGATGATTATTGTCAATGAAGAAGTGACAACGGCGGAAGGGGCTGCAAAACGTGGTCAATGGGAACGCCAGCGAAGTATCGCTAAATCCAACGGTGCAGAGTACACCGTAACAGGCTGGCGTATCCCCCAAACGGGTAAACTTTGGAACTTCAATACCACCGTTCCTGTGCAAGATGAGATTTTAGGGTTAGATGAAGAGATGTTGATTTCGTCTGTAATGTTTAGTGCTGGTGACGACGGTCGTTTAGCTGTTTTGAGTGTTGTGAAACCAGAGGCGTTCGATATTCCAGCTCAAGTGGTCAAAGACACTGAAATTAAATCAAGTTGGAAGGTTAATTCATGATAACAGCTCGTTACATTGACAGATTACTTGCACCTATTCGTCGTCGCATTACAGGCATGGTCACACGAGCGTTAGTAACCGGTATTGTTGAAGACTTACAGCGTCAAAACCTGCAACTAAAGATGCACGCAGGCGAATCCGGTGACAATATAGAGCGCTTTCAAAACTACGGGATGAGTTCATTCCCACCAGACAGCAGTGAGGCCATTGTTGCGGCGCTTGGTGGTAACGTAGCAGACTTAGTTGCTCTAGCTGTAGAAGATAAAAAATGTCGCCCAAAGGGTGTAAAACACGATGTTTTTCTTTACCATTTAGAAGGTCACAATCTCCGCTTAACCAAAGATGGAAAGTTAGTCGTTTCAGCAACTGACGTTATTTTTGAAGCGCTAAACTCCTGCACTATTATTTCCCCACAAACATTAGTTCAAGGTCCTTTGCATGTCACAGGTGGCATTTCAACTGACCTCGGTATTTTTGCTACAGGCGGCATTACCTCCTCAAGCATGATTAGCGGCTCAGACCTTATGGCTGGCGGCTTCAGATACCTTGGTCACTTACACAAAGACGCAGAGAACAGGAATACTTCAATACCAGTGGGTTAGCTATGAGCGTGAGCATCGTGTTCGACATGATGAAAAACACCGGAGTGATTATCGAGGGCGAGCGTGTCGAAAACGACACTGTTTCCGCCCTCGTTTTGATCTCATTGTTTACCGATGCGCGCGCACAAGAGTCAGATACGTTACCGGATAACTCACGTAACCTTCGTGGCTGGCCTGGTGATTCATTTTACGATGCCCATGGGGTTCAAAGCTTTGGCTTTTATATCGTGAAAAGCTGACCACAGACGTGCGCAATCGTGCTGTGAAATACGCTGAAGACTCTGCGCTTCCCATCAGTACCATGCTTCTTGACCTTCCATTCACCCTCGCCATAAACCTTGAGGCCAGTGGCATCAATTGCCAGGTGTTGTATTGCTCCTCTGGTTTTGGTTTTAAATGAAACCTCAACTTCCTTAGCTCGGCGGCTTATACAGGTGTAGTGCGGGCAAACAAGCGGGATGTTAGCCAGCTTAAAAACAGAGTCTAGAAAACCTTGTAGCGCTCTCAATGGCATAGAGAAAATGCGTTTCACCATCAGTGCGGTAGTAATGGCTA